CTGTTACTCTCCTTTAGCTGCATCTACAGCGTCCTTCAACTCTTTCTTTACTTTAGAGTATCTACGACGTGCTTCAGCATATGCTGCTAGAGCCTTCTCATCTAGATCTGTGAACCCCAACCAATAGCACCAGAAGCGCTTGTTAGTTTCCTTAATCCAAAGCCAAAATACTTTTAGGTGTTTCATACTACTTGTTTTTTAATCTTTCATTTTCTTTTTCGAGGAATTCTACCTTGACTCTAAGGGCAGATACCTCTTGGGTTAGTGCAAGCACCTGATTTCTCAGTTCGTCTTTCTCATCACTACTAGTAGCAAGAAGAGCCTCTAGGTTTCTTACCCTGTTCTTTAAATCATCCCTGTATTGCACCCCGTCGTTATTCTCTAATTTGGACTTCTTTTCTTCAGATTTTACTTTGAGCCTAGCTTCAAAGAACTTCCATATACCAGCAGACCCAGCTACTGTAGCAATCGTTATTATTATTTGTGTTACGTTATCCATTTCTATGTAGCTGTTCTGTTTTTAATCTCTTGAGGTTTCCAAAAGAAGATATAACTAATAATACCCACCCGTAATGAGATGGCGTAGGTAGACCTATAGTCATTAAATACATAGTTAAGCTTGTGGTATACAATCCAAAAGTTAATGTCGCTGCAATAACCCTGCAATTTAAATCGCCTTTAGATATACAGTACAGCTGATAAACTCCTGCGGCTATTAGAGCTAGCTGGTAAACAGGCATAAATCCAAGTTCTACAAAAGTGGCTATAGGCGCAAGCACCATAAGAGCTGCGCCTAGCGTGATCTCTGTAGGCTGGCTATCACTATACCTCCATAATTGACGAAGTCTATTAAACACCTTTCTCAACCTTTTCTTTAAATACTCTAACTGTATTCCAGCAAGCAAATAACCCAATGACTATCCATCCTGTACGACTACCTTCCATAAGACCCGCCATACACAAGTTTACAATAGTCATAATGGCAATCAAAGTAGCTACTTGTACAGCTAATAAACGCATACGCAAAGTACCGTTCCATACCACAGCCCACATTTGAAAAGCTCCTGCAGCTATCGCTCCAGTAACTAATAACCAGCTAGGGTTGTGATGCTCTACAATGATGCTAGCGGGCAGCGCAATCAAATGACAGAAGGAGATAAGTATCTCATTAGGCTCGCTATCGCTATACCAGAACAGATCTTTAACTTTAGATAGTCCTCTTTTCTTCATTACCATTTTACTTTGTCTGCCCAATAAGCAGCAGATAGCTTACCCTTGGCTATGTTCTTTCTGTGACGTGCTTTAAAAGAAGCACGTTTCTTCTTCATCTTTTCTGACTCCCCTGCCTTTGGTTTACCAGCGGTCTTAGCACCTTGCTCACCAAAACGGATCGTCTTAATAGTATCACCTACTTTAGCGACAACAATGTGAGATTTCTTCGGGTGATTGGGTGTTCGCTTCGGCTTGTTATAGCCGCTCACACCCGCACGTTCAAGTCTTGGATCTCTCTTCTTTGTTTTCATAACAGCAAAGGTATAAAAAAAGAGGTCGCATTTCTGCAACCTCTCTACTGATAATCTATTGATTTTTAAGCTGTTAAGCTTCTTTGATTTCACCGGTGTTTAAGTCAATTTCGTTTACACCATACTTATCGCCTAAAGAAGCCTGTTGCGACTGTAGCTCAGCTATCAGTTCTTTAGCTGTTTCTACAGCTTCTAGCTTTCTCATCTCAAATGAGGCGATGTCTATGTGGACTTGATTGACTTTAGCCACAATATCCTTAAGAGCCTGTAGCTCTTCGTCTGTTATCTTTTCCATCGTATTAAATTTATTTAAGTGTGATTTATACTGATTATTGTGCTTTCAGCAATTCAATCTCAGCTGATAATTCCTGCACTGCCTTCACTAGTATTGGCACCAGCTTACCGTAACTCATTTCAAGCTTATCGGGATTTTCATCGTAAACAAGTCTTAAGGTATCGTTATCTAATTGCTGTACCTCTTGTGCAATGAAACCAAAATCTTTCTTGCCTTTATTAGCAGAGAAGATTTGCACATCTTCCATAATAGGCTCTTGGTTTTCATTAACTGCAGGTTCTCCATTTTCATCAGTAGCCTGTTGTTTTATTGTTTCTGGTCTGTTGTCCCAAACAAATTCACGAGGCTGAAGCAAATTAATAAAATCTAATCCATAACTTAAATTAGCTATTTCTGATTTATCTCTTTGGTCGGACAAAGATGTAATAGACGTTACAGCACAGCGCAATGATGTTACGCTAGAGTTTCCTAATGTAATCTCATTTGATACAGTTGCAGCACTTGGCTCCGCACCGTTTCCGAGAATAGTATTGTTTGACCCTGTTGTTAACGTATTTCCAACAGTGTAACCTATACCTACATTACTGCTACCGCCATTTACGTTTTTACCTGAGTTATGCCCCATAAAAACATTGTAATTACCATTGGTATTGTACCGCAAAGACTCGTAACCTATACCAATATTACTCTGACCAGTGCCGCCGCCAGTAATATCACGCCCGGCATTATAGCCTATAAGTATTGAAAATGACCCGCCGCCGTTATACGCCGCATTTTGACCTAAAAATATACCAAAAGTAGAATCTGCATATCTTCCTGTGTTACCGCCAATTGCAACAGCACCATAAGTGCTAGTAGCGCTTCCGCCAGCATTAGCGCCTACAAGAACAGATAAGACAGGATTACCATTTGAATACCCTGCGCCATCTCCTATTGCAGTAACACTCGACACTTGGCTTGATGCAAGGCTAAGTGCATTACGACCAACCGCAACATTAAAACTTCCATTGGTATTAGATGCCATTGCGCCCTTACCAATGACAACATTTCTTTGGGATGTTGTCATTGAATTACCCGCACCATCTCCTATTATAAGGTTATCAACACCGGTTGCGCTAGCTGGAATATTAATAAAGTAGGCTGAAGTTGAAACAATACTTACATCGCTTAATCCATCTAGGTCTGTTGCACCACCACCGCCACCAGAGCCATTTGCCGCTGCCGTAATACGACCTTGTGCATCAACGGTAATATCCGCTGCAGTGTAACTACCCGCTGTTACAGCTGTATCAGCTAGTTGATCAGGACCGATTGAATCATCAGCAACGATGTTATCTGGATCTATTCTTACGTTATCGGAGCCTAAGTAACCCACCAAGAAATCTACGTTTGCTGGGTCTGTCTTTAATGTAAAGTCACTAAATTTTTTATTTGCCATTTTATCTTATGATTCTATGATTAAAAAGTCGCCATTCTCCGCTACCATATAAGAATCATCCTCCGCCAATATTTCAAAGAATGGTGTAGGATCATCATCTGAAACAGAAGGTGTTTTGAGGATATTTATTCCTAATATTAACATTATAGTACTTCTCTGTAAGCTAATGTTTTTCCGCTAGTCACGGTAATAGAAGTAAACCTTCCAAAGATAGTAAGACCTTTTGGAATGGTTGTGCTAGTAAGGCTATCGCCTTCTGATGCGGTAGCGCTAATTACAGCGTCATCTAAAGCTGTGATTGCTATATAGTTATGAGAGTTTACAGTTTCTGCTGCGCCTACTAAATCGAATCCAGCCTGACCAAAAGCCTGAAGATTGAAGTTAGCGTCTCTCTGTAATTTTTGAGCCATTGTTATTTGTTTTTTGCAAAGTTAGTGTTTTTATGAAAACATATCTGATTCATCAGGGAGCTCGCCTCGGTAACCCTTACGCTGGCTTATAAGCTTAGACTGCTCTACAGCCTGCTTCTTAACACGCCCGTCTTTACGGTCTTCCTTCATAGCTTCTCTATCAGAGGTTACTCGGCTTTCGATCTGCTGCTCGATCACACCATACTCGCCTTTCATTTTCTCAAGCTCCATACGCATCTGGTGTTCTAGCTGCGCCAACTGAGACTTGAGCTGGTATTCCATCTGCTTCTTCTGCATCTCTAGTTGTACTAGTGCCTGCTGCTTCTGAACCTCGGCTTGTGCAGCTACCTGAGATGCCTGAGCGTTAGCCTGAGCTTGCGCTTGGATATTCATCTGCTGCATCTCCTGTTGCTTAGCGATACGCTTCTTACGGCGGATGATCAATAGACGTTCTGCCTGATCAACATCCTTGATGTTTCTAATGGCGATGGCGTCTTCAAGATCGATCTCTCTCTGCCCTAAAGCAATCTGAATATTCTGCTCCAAGTACTGGCGATCTCTATCGCTGAGGTCTGACAATACACGGATGCCGAAGTTGTACATCGGAAGATCCTTGAAGCTATTCAGCACCTCCATATTAGTCTTGCCAATAGCCTTCTCATACACATTGTACAAGACAGATTGTGAAGGAAGGATCTGTAGACATTTTAGAATGTCTTCACAGACCTTCCTATATAATATCATACTAGCGTTAGTCACATCGTACAGCGCATTATTTGCTGCTGCCATAGCCATCTGGTTCACCCCTACCAAGGCTTCACCTTTCGGCGTAGAACCGTCTACCACCTCATTGATACCCGTAGCATCACGGATCATACGTAGGTAGTGGTTGTACAGAGCGATAAGCTCGTTGATGTTTCTAATACTGTTGTCAATCTGACGAACGGGCGGGTTTTGGAAACCGCCCTCTGGGTTCTTACTGCGGTAGTAGAACACACCTGTTTGCTCGTAGATGTCTTGAATCTCTAATGGTTGTAAGTCTCCACCACGACCGAGGTCTACATTCTCTAGACCCTCAACGTCAATGATGATACCGTCAGGCTTTGCCTTAGCAATAGCTTGCTGGATCTTTAGGTGAGACAGCTGTAGTTGATCCGCAAAACCAATTACGCTAGAAACAAGGCTCTTAGGAACCATATTTCTAATGTTTGTCGCTACTACTGAGTAGGACATCTGCGCACGTGTGATGTCGTGGATATTCTTAGGGACGTTGTTCTTTTGTCCGTAGTTCAAGATGTGCTCCGTACCGATGATGTACATACCTCCATACACGGTGGCATTATTCATCTGTACAGGCTCTCTGTCGTATATACTATTCTTTGGTGTTTCGTAAGTATTGCCCTTGTAGTAAAATCCAATGTTTCCGAATCTAGACTTCTTCTTCTCATAGATCATAGAGTCAACAGATAAGAACTCGAAGTCCAATACCTCTAGAGTAAACTCATCGTAGCCGTAAGTGTAACGGCTGAGGCGCTGGTCATAATAGTTCTCCATAAAGCGAGAAGCATTATTACCGTACTTGTTCATCACTGTCTTAGCGATCTTCTGGTACTCCTCTTCAGAGAGCTGATCGCCACAAAGGCGCTTCAGCTCTTGGATAGAGATGCGCTTGATGTGCCCTGCATATACGATGTCTGAGAATGTAGGGTCGTCAGTGTAGCTGTGTACAAAGAACGCCGGGTCTACATACTCTTCGTTGATCCCGTAGTTGGGATCGTTGCTACGCTTGGTCACTGCCATACCACAGCTTACCAAATCCTCCACACATCTGCGGTATACACGCTCGTCGAAGTTATTCCAACTCAGTGTCATATTGGTAGCTAGCTGTGCAGCGATCTCTGCGTCAGTCTTAATGTTTGTATCTAAGAAGATCTCTACTTCTTCTGGTGTTTCTGGAAGTGAGTCTGGGTCTACATCAACCTCCAATCCAGAATTTTTTGCGTCTTCGAACATCTCCTTGTTCTCGATACGTAGCGCTATCTTTTTCTTTTTGACATCCTTCTCTGATCTAGAGAGTGGGTCGATAGCTTCTACCTGTGGGTATCTGTATGAGGAGATGATTTTATTAACAACGATTTTAGCGAACTTGGGGACGATAGGAACTGGAGTCCAGTCCAGTGTCATCATAGTACCGTCACCATTATTTGGATCCAGCGAGTTTAGAATCTGTTTATATATCGTGGTGTCTTGAGTACCGTTAGCGTAAGACCTAGAAGTTTCGAACTCCTTGTATCTACGCTTATAAAGGCTGCCCTCGGTATCTATGCCGCCCCATTGAGCCATCAATGACTTCGCATACGCTAGCCCGTATGCCTTGCTCATTTTCTCTTCCGTAGGCGCTAGAGGGTCTGGAAAAGTATACTTATTTTGATTATTCATCGTTTCGCTGAATCTTTATCAACTGCAAATATAACCATTTTATCAACGCTGGATAATCTTGCCCTTCCTGAAGAACGTCTTGTCTGTATTGTCTTTTTTAACTTTCTTTTTCTTAACTCTTTGTGCTGCAAGAAGTGCTAAGCCAGAAGATATCGTAAGGTCATATTGTGTACGATTATCTATGCGAAAATTGATCCAGTCTTCCAGCGTTCTGTTGAAATACATAGGCTGGTAATTACCGTTATCATCCATACCTACATACTCGTGGATGTAGGATTCTATTGCCTGTGCGTGAGCCTGTATCACATCCTGTGAATTCGATGGAATGCCCTTAGTCTTTACTGTCACTCTAGCTGTTGACTTTAGATGCTCAGGGCGGTCCATCAAATACTCGTCGTATCCCCGCATCTCAAAGTAGCGTGCAATACCGTACTTGTTGTTCTCTATTAGTATTTTATACCCATAGAATACTGCAGCCATTAGTACATCCTCATAGAAGATCCTAGCCAGCGGTGGGCGTGATGCGTACTCTACTACGAACATATTAGAGGGATACTCCATATTGAATTTATTGTAGAGATGGAAGGCTCCCTTAGAGCCTCTTCCATCCACCGTAGCATCGAGGTCATAGCTATCCACACCTCCCACGCCTAGCCAGTCGTTACCCGGAGACTTTTTGCCGTGGTCCATAGATATATTGTTTCGCATACCCATAGGCGGCATCCAAGATACTCGAAACCTGCCGTTGACATCCGGCTTGAAGATTACGCTGGTATCCTGTTTTCCGTCTACCCATACGAAGTTGCCCCTGACTACAGGCTGTGGGTAGAGGTCTTGGTTGTATTCTATTTGCTCGTAGATCTTTGCGATATTAAAGAGGCTAGACTTAGTGGAGTCTCTGAAGGCTTCCTCTGCCGTAAAAGGGAACTGGCGTATGCTTTCGTTAAGCTCATTGCTATCACCTGACAATCCTTTGCGTTCATTCTTGAGATAGGTTTTAGACCC